GTGGATTTATCATCCGATAATTACTATATTTTTGACAAGGACGATCTCCTTAGAGATAGCTGGCAGAGAAAGCCGGCATACGGCAAGGTCGCTCCGGCGGTAGTATCTGAGCATACGGATACTTATAACTGCAAGGTAGATCAGATGATCATGGGTATCGACCAGATCCGACAGACAGATCTTCAGCGCCGTCAGGGACCTGCAACGAGAGATCCGAGAGTACAGAGGACCAAAACGATTGCGGAGCAGGCAAACATCCATCAGGATGTACAGTTTGCTGATAGCTTCTTCAAGTCTGGCGTTTGGTCTAACGAATACACCGGTGTTGATTCAACGAGCGTATCCGGGAAACAGTTCATCAAGTTTAGCAATGACAACTCGGATCCGGTTAAGTTCTTTGACGAAAAGGCAACAGAGATGCAGGAAATGACCGGACGCAGACCAAATCGCATTGGTCTGGGGGCAAATGTGTTTACAACACTGAAGAACCATCCGGGAATCCTCGAAAGGGTAAAATATGGTGGATCAACTGTAAACCCTGCAAGTGTGACACTGAATGTCCTTTCCCAGCTCTTTAGCATGGAAAGAGTTGTTGTTATGCAGTCCATCATGAATAAGGCCGATATGGGGGCTTCGGCAAACATGGGCTTTATCGGAGATCCGAATGCAATCCTGCTTTGCTACGCTACCAATAACCCGTCCATTGACGAGCCTTCCGCCGGATATATCTTCACGTGGGACATGCTCGGAGACGGACAGCTTCTTCCGGTGCTGAACTATCTGGGAGACAACGGTACGCATTCAGAATTCGTAGAAGGGCTTATGGCGAGCGACATGAAGAAAACAGCAGATGATTTGGGTATGTTCTTTGCTGACGCTGTTTAAGGAGGGATCTTATGAAGCTGATAGCGAAAAAACCCTGCTCGTTTAACGGGCAGATCTTTTACATCGGCGATGAAATTCCTCCTGAATTCGTCATCAATCCAAAAGCGCAGGAGAACCTTGGTACGATCGCTATTGTTTCTGTAAGCGATGCTTCGAGAACGAATCCGGCCGAGGATGATCAGGTTGAATTTGGCGTACCGATTAAGCAGAAAGATGGCACCATGACGCTGTATCTGAACGAAGAGCAGATCTGCAGAGCGGTAGAAGTAATGCAGATGACAGCATCGGAAGCGAAAGAGGCAATTAAGGGAATTGCAGAGGAGAAAATCTTGATCCTGCTTAATGCCTGCGATTCCAGAAAGACCATTAAAGAAGCTACAGAAGACACCGCCTCTGAACTCAATTCCGAAGAAAGGGAAGTGCAGGAGGAAAGCGCAGGTGATGAATAATGGCTGGGGCATACAGTTATGATCCTGGGAAATTATCTGAACGTGGGAAAGATCTTATGCGTTTCGAGCTTGGGGATACGATGGTGGAGGGGAAGGAGAAAACTTGTGCTCTTACGGATGAAGAATATACTGCCATACTTGAAATGAATAAGTCGTGGAAACGTGCGAAGTTAGCCTGTTTAGAAGCTATTTTCAGGCGTTTTTCCTACGAGGTCGATACACAGACAGGTCCATTGTCTTTACAATTCGGAAATCGGGCAAAGCTATGGCAGGAAGAATATGAGAAGCTCAAAGCATCGGTATCCCAGAGCTGTCTTTCTGCCGCAGCTATCTCGGCTCAAGGGAACGAATGTAAAAAGCCATATTTCTATACCGGTATGATGTCCACAGAGAGAGAGGGGGGATGATGTGCCTATGTATCTTCGGCCGGGAAACCTTTTTAAAGAGTTTCTGGTAAAAAGAAAAGAGTCTGACATATCAAGCATCGGACTCCCTGTGTCTGGATATAAGGATATGGGTATTCTTGTCAATGGCGTTTTGGCTGAAGCGAGTACTGATGACCGCGAGAAAACCAAACACATGTGGGATCAGGATCAACACTCCCTTACTCACACTATTGTAAGCTGGGCGGAACCGGTCGCAAAAAAGGGGGATGTCCTTTCGTTGGGAAACCGGTATTTTTTTATTCTTGCGATAGATGATACCGGATCTCTGGGTGTGGCCACAATTTATTATGCAGAGGAAAGGAATGATTTGAGATGACACCAGGAGGAGTATCAGAAGCAATCCGCAAAGCTGTTTGCGAGGCGGTAAGGGAAGTAAACCAAAAGACAATGTCTAAGGCGTTTCGTGTTTCAAATGCGATGAGAAACAGTGCGATAGAAGTCCTTACGAATCCGAGCCCATCATTACCGGGAAACCCTCCCGGTGTTAGGACGGGATTCCTGCGAAGAGCATGGAAAACCGGGGTACGGATGAACGGCGGAAATTCAAACTCCGGCATATCAATTACGGCATACGCTGATTCAAAGGCTTCTTACGCCGGATATCTGGAAGACGGAACGAAAAAGATGGCGGCACGACCATTTGTAGATCCTATTTTGGATGATGTAGAACCGGAGGTTGATTCGATTTTTTCTGATTTTTAGGAGGGTTATATGCTGATTATTAGAAATCCGACTAACGTATTCGATACAAAAGAAATACAGCGTGGAACTTTAATCTATGCAAAACATAAAAGCTGGAGCGATGGAGAGCGAGGATTCGTAGTTTCTGTTGTGGAAAACAAAGTTACAGTGCAATATCCGCCGCAGATCGGGAATGTCACGAACCATTTTTTTATTTATGCAGACGAAGTAGCGAATGGAGACTGGGAAATCCGATATAGCAATGATATGCAGATAATCACAAAGTATCCGGAGGAAGGAGCAAGAGATGAACCTGATAAGTCTGATTTA